GAAGTGCTTGTATATTAGATACAGAAACTCTTGAAATTTATATGCTTGTTAAATTTGGTAGAACAGATACAAAAACAAAGAAAAAAGCATTCATTGATGAATTATACAGATTAGAAAGTTTGTTGAATGATTTGAATAGTAAGGGTTGTGAGATTATGACTGAAAAGAAACGATTTGAGTATAAAAATCATAAAGTTTTTGATAATCTGACTGGTGAAACTCATTCAAGCAATATGGTATCAGTAAATGTATTGAATGCTCTACACGAAGAAAATGAGCAGTTAAAAAACAAGATTGATGTACTGGAAGATGATAATGAAACCTATCATAAATCATTAGAGAAATTAAATTTGTATACTAAAAGATTCATTCCAACAAAATGTACTAATGAGTTTAAAGACTGTAAAACTAATCGTTATTACTGGTTAGACCACGAAGGTAATTTTACTGGTTGTTTGGAATTGTTGAACTTGTTAGATTGTGAGAGGGAAGGATTGGAATCAGAGAACAGACAGTTAAAAGGTAGACTAATGGAATATGAAGAACAAATTGAAAGGTGATGTGGAATGACTGAAAACAAAAAACGATTTACAATTATAGGGAACAATAGTGAAATTGGTGTTAAAGAACATAAAAGCGGAGATGTTATTGTTTTAACTCATAGGGATCTGAATAGTGAACAATTTGTCGCTCAAATTGTTACATTCCTGAATGAACAAAATGAAGCAATTGAAAAATTAATCGCCAAGGAAAAATACTGGGAACAAAAAGCAATACAAAGAATAAACTACCTTGAAGAAGAAAATGAGCAGTTAAAACAAGCAGAAATATTGGCTAATCATCGTGGAGAAATGATAAGTTTTGCAAATTCATTGATTGATGATTTGGGGTCAGAAACAATGAAAGAAATGTGGGATAAATTTAAGAACGAGAAATATGAAAAATGGTGTGAGTTAGAATGACTGAAAACAAAAAACGATTTCGTAAAGAACATATAAAAGGAACTGGTATGCAGTTTATTGTTGATGAAACAACAAGGAAAGAGAATAGTACTGGTAGTGTGGGTTATAAAGCATATTCCACTACGGATATGACTTGTGATAAGTTGGTTGATTTGTTGAATGAACTCCACGAAGAAAACCAAGAGTTAAGAATGGATAATGATATTAAGTTTTGGAAACATCAATTTATGAGCCAATATAATGAAAATCAAGTCATACTGCACGAATTAAGTTTAGCAATAAATAAAGGATATGAAATTTCGGATAAATTTAAAAAATGGATAGATGATTCGGCAGAGAGAAATAAAGAAGTTATGGAAAAAAATGAGAGGTTGTTTGAATGACTGATGATATGGTTACAATTAAAAGGTATCAGGAAGGTTACGCTAATGCAGGAAAATCCGGTTGGATTAAAGATAAACAGCATGATGAAATTATAGTGAACATCACTACCAGGAATGATATATTAACTAAAGTTTTACTTTCAAAATGTTTGGAAACTTTGAATATGGGGATTGAGTTTAATGACTAAAAGGTTTAAGAATCATTTCAAAGAAGTGTTCAGCGGAATCAGTGAAGATGATCAACAGTTAACCCAGGATGAAGTGGTTGATAAATTGAATGATTATTATGAAAAAAACCTGAAGTTAACATCTGCAGTTGTTCACTTAACATTATGCCTGCAAAGAATAAAAGAACAAAGCGAAGTTTATTTAGAAATGGTTGAGGAAGAATTAAAATGACACTTACATTTAATATTGTTGAAGGCGAACCGGAGGATTACTGGAAGAATTATGAAGAATTCCTCAGATTATACAATGAAAATACCATGCCGGTTAAAAGAATCAAAGAAAAATTAAACTTAAATGAAACTAAGTACAATCAGTACCGTAAAAGAGCAATTGAAGAAAACAGACTTGAACCACGATACAATGTTTACACTAAACGTGGAAGTTATACTCCTGCAACATACTGCCATCAAACAGCATGCAACACTTTTAGCGTGCAAAAATATATGGATGGTAAATCAGTTAGTTTCGGAACATACAAAAATAAAAGAACCGCAAAAAAAGTTGTTGAAAAATTAAAAGAATGCAACTGGGATAAAAATGAATTGCCCAGGATAAAACGTGAAGTGGGAGTATGACTGATACAGCAATGGTAGGTATGATATTCAATTATGTCCGAGCAACATGGTATGATAGCAAATGCAAGAAACCGGAGGATATTAAAAGAATCATCACAGAAGAATTGGAAAAAAGACCTAACTATATGGATATGAAAATGAGCAAGTTATGCTTAACCATTAAACGTAGATGTATGAGTGAATTATGACTGATTATCAATTATTACTTGACAAGTATAGTGATTCATATGTTCCTGGTGAAAGAAGATCATCAGAATATGAGAAGAAACTCAGAGTGGAATCACTATTGAAACATCGTATGCTAATAGTAGATGAGCTAAGCTTAGAAGCGAAATACTTATTGTTGTCTCATTCGCAAAAGAATACTGTTAAATTCCTTGTCAAAACATTCAATACTAATTTCAAAGGATTACATCGCAGAGCCAGTGATGAAACAATCATATTAGCATTCATATTCTACATCAAAAAACTGGAAGTGCCAAAAATACAATTGAAGAATTATAAAATCACAAAGAAGTATAACTTGACCGATGTAGTGTTTGAATTGATTTTATGCCGTTTAACAGATTATTTCATGAGTAATGCTCCGGTTCAAATTACAATGTCCAGTAATGATAATCATGATGACCTGGTGAAAACTGGGGATTACACCTAAAAAATGTTGCGAGTAGTTTATATTATAAGTATAGAGATGAATGAAACATGATAATCTTACACTCACAGAAGAAGACACGCAATTACTAAAAGAAAACCCTATCAAATATTACCTCAAACACATAGGTAATCAAAAAATAATGGGTGAACTCAAAAGAGACAATCGTGAACTATACGATAAAGTGAACAGATTACATTATATTCGTTCATTCGCAAATCATGACCCAATATGGAAATGCCCTGAATGTGGAGAACACATCAACATAGATGAGTTCGGTGAAGAATACTGTCCCATCTGCGGACTAATAACTAGGTCACATACATATTACAATGCAGGGATACAAATCGATTTACCATACGGGTTAAAACTATAAATGTAGGTGTGTTTTTATCCTCTGCTTCCAAAGGAGATGGGGGAAATGGTTTGATTTTATTAAAAAACATTAAACAAAATTATATATTCATAGATAACCCTGGAGTTTAACACGATTTAACACTAGCTCAAGCATTTTGTAAAAATTTATGCCGTTTTACACTACTTTAAATTAGACAACCGAATCAAGATAGATTTTCTAATCATAATATAATTTCCTTTCAATTTTTTTCACTTCCGTGGAAATATAAAAACACATAGTCTTCAGCTTTTTTCCCTTCTCTTTTTTGGGGGTGGGGGATAAGAACACATCTACGAATCATTCCTTTTTTTTATAATACATTCTTTTTTTTAATGGAACGTGATTAATCATGACAACTGAAACATTCAAATACAAAAGTAAAATAACAACTGCCATATCATTTTTGGCAGCATTCATAGTATATATCGGAAAAGATGGGCTGACACAAATAATACCTGCAGAATATGCATACTACATTCCAATAATAATATTCATCGCAGGGTACATTGCAACACAAGCAACAGAAAACAAAAGAGTAGAAGTTGCAGAACAAATGGTATATGAAAAATTAGATGTTGGTTCACCTGACCCCGCCAGTGAATATGAAAACCTAAATGAAGACTATAACATTCCTCTTGGGGATGAAGAAGATGGTGGATGTTAATCATACTTGCTGTCATGAAGAATTGATACAGGAACATAGTCTTCTCATTGCAAAATTAGATGAGAAAAGTAAGTATAAGGAACAGAGTATCATGGAGATAAAAGATGAACTGAAAACGATGAATGCTAAAATTGATGCGATTAATAATAATGTAAATAAACTTATACTAAATTCAGAAACTCAAGATACCGAAATAGAAAACAGAATCAAAAACTTAGAAACAAAAATAGAGGTTTATGAAAAATTTTTCCAAACCATGAAAGAAGACCAGGAAAAAAGAAGTACACGTCAAATTGCAATTTTCGCAGTAATGGTAACAATCATCGGAATAATAGTAGGTGCTGTTGTCAAATTCATATGAGTAATCATATGTATGTAAACTTTACATTTGACTGTAAACTTTACACTCGTTTACAAACTTTTACGAAAAATAACTTAATTGGTGGGTATGCATATGGCAAGAAAAAGCAAGGTTGAAACATCACCTCATTATAATGAAATAGTGGACTTGCTAGTTGCAGGTTACAGCAGTAGGTATGTTTCAGATTATTTGGAAAATGAGTATAATGAAAAGATTACGCACACCACCTTGAATAATTACAAAAAGAATAACTTGAATGTCAAAGCAGCAGTTCGAGAAAAAATAATTCAAAAACAAAAAGAAGAATCACAATCAAAACAAGCCGACAAAGAAATACAAGCTAAAGAAAGTTTTGAAATAGCAACTGACTACAGATTCAAGGACATTCAAAAATTAGATGATTTAATTTCTCAAGCAGATGAAATTAATATTGATTTAGATATTCGTGATGAGAATTATGATCCATACAAAGAACAAAGTCTCAGACTCAAAATGAAGAAACTTGGATTGGAAGCAATCAAATTAAAATATGAGTTAATTGATGAAGATGAATTAAACATTAACATTCAAGATGAAAACGTTATAGGGTTGGCTGAGTCAATTGAAAAGAGCAGGCAAAAATACCTCCAGGAAATTGAAAAGTAGTGATTACTTTCATTATGGTGAATGGGGTAAAACTGCATTACACTTTTTATTCACTTCAGATGCATGGATTAACATTGCAGATGGAAGTGTAAGAAGCGGTAAAACTGTTGCCTGTAACGCACGTTGGATTGAGTTTGTAAAAAAATCTAAAAGTGATGAATTTCTGATTTCCGGAAAAAGTTCCCAATCATTAAGAAGAAATGTAATCCGGCCTTTATTAAGAATGCTTAATAATGAGCATATGGATTATCAGTATCATAAGAGAGATGGGGAACTGGAAATAGAAGACAAACTTTGTTATGTGATGGGATTCAATGATGAGAAAGCCGTTGATGTTATTGCAGGTATGAGCGTTGGTGGATGGTATGCTGATGAGATAGCAAGATGTCCACAATCCGCAGTAGAAATGGCCATATCACGTTGTAGTGATATTGGAGCAAAAATGTTCTGGAACACCAACCCAGATAGCCCTTACCATTACATCTTCACTAATTACATTAACAACAAAGAATTACTGGAATCCGGAACAGTAAAAACATTCAAATTTTTAATTGATGATAACCCAAATCTTGACCCTCATTATGTTACTGAACTAAAAAGAGTTAACCAGAAAAGTGAAGTGTTCTACAAACGTAACATCTTAGGTCAATGGGTAATCGCTGAAGGTGCGATATACGATATGTTCAGCACAAAAAAGAATGTTTACAAAAAATTACCTTTTAATATTCATGACATTAATATATGCTGCGATTATGGTGTTTCCACAGTAACCACCTTTGGAGTAATGGGAATACACAAAGATGAAAAAGAAGGGAATACCTACTGCCTAATGGAAGAAACCTATTACGATAAAGAAGAAGTAGGAGTTGCACAATCCGATAGTGAACGTGTTGATGATATTGTTGAACTTCAAGACAAATACAAATTAACTGAAGAAAACACTTTATACTTACCTCATGATGCTGCATCGCTAAAAACCGCTTGCGAAAAAGATGAAAGAATAAAAATGAACGTGGAAACTTATGTCCCAAATACTTATGAGGACATTAAAGAAATCCAAGATTTATTCGCAAGAGGGAAATTCTTAATTCATCAAGATTGTACGCATAGTATAAGTCAAGTTCAAACTTACAGTTGGGATAAGAAAGCCCAAAGAAGAGGCGAAGACAAACCACTAAAAATAGAAGATCACTGCCCTGATATGTGGCGTGGTGGAATCTTTGGCCCACGTATGATAAAATCTACTCCACAACTTGGAATGGTGTATTTATGAAATTTATTGATAACATTAAAAAAACAATTAGTAATTATTTACCGGGGATAAGAAGACCCCAAGACAATAGTTTATACAACACATTTCTTGGGAGTTATGGATGGGCTCAACGCAGGAGTGATAAACCTGCCGGTGAATTTGAGATTTACTATCAGGCACTGAATAACGTTTATGTTCATAGGTGTATTCAAGTAGAGATTGATAGTCTTCTTGCTACTGGTTTTCAGATTAATAATTTAGATGAGAATGAGATTGACCTTGCTCGTTCTAATTATTTGTATAATCTCTTTAACAATCCTCAAGGTTATAAGAGTGAAGTCACTTACCCAATGTTCCATTCACAGTATATTAGAAGTTTTGAGGGAACAGGAGATGCATTCATAGAATTGAACTATGAAGAGTTATTCCAGAATAAAGTTCCTACAGGACTCACTTATGTGCCATCAGAGTTACTGAAGTGGTATCCTGATACGGAGCAATGGGGATTCAGAACTCAGGATATCCGTTATGAACCGGAAGAACTGATACACATACATGAACCGGATATAAGACTGAAGTCAAGTAAATGGGGAATGTGTAAGATTGATAAAATCGGCCTTGCCATCAGCATTATGTTCCTGGGTATGAGATACAATAAGGACATCATGGAAAATGACGGTATCGACCCTAAAGCAGTATTAAGTTTCGATAAGGATATGGATGACCAGTCATTCTTAAATGAGATTGCTCGTTTAGGTGCTTTGAAGAAAGAACAGAAAAAAGGAGGAACATTAGCAGTTAAAGGCGGACAGTTCACTAGTGCTGCAGTCAATAATCGTGATATGGATTGGAATGAACTGTTAGATAAATGCAGAGATATGATTATTACTGCGTATGGTGCTCAACCTGCAATGGTTGGTGTAATTGAAACTGCAAACCTTGGAACTGGAAGCGGTGAATCACAGAAGAAAAACTTCAAGGATACCTTGCAAGGAAGAGCAGCATTTATCGAAGGAGCTTTCAACAAGGCCATTGGTCATAATGGGTTTGATGAGTTATTCCAGTTCAGTGACTTGGATATTGAGGATAAATTGAATCGTGCTCAAATTGAAAATATCCGTTTGCAAAATGGTTCACTAAGTATCAATGAAGTTAGATCAAGTTACGGTGAACAACCTGTAGCATGGGGAAATGTCCCAATGAACTATCAAAATTACGCAGTAACACCTAACATATTAAACCCAATGAACATTGAACCGTTAGGTGGCAACATTGACAAAGCAATTGATACGGTTCAAAAATACAAATCACAATTATACTCATCTGATATCATCAAATACTAGGATTGGTTGTTAATATGGATTGGATTAAAATACCCTTTCATAAGAAGTTATCCCCAGGAGAATTGGAATACTTAACGGCAATCAGTCTTGGGTTTGATAAACAATTAGAATTAGTTTCAAATTATATTGGAAGTGCCGAATATGCTGAATTGGAATATATGAACCGATTACAGATAGAAGCATTCTTCAATAATAGTGGAATAAATCAAAGACTCGATGAACTAATCAACTATAACGCAAGTAATAGTGAACAATTCATCGCAGAGTTTTACAGGATTGGTGCGGAACTGGGTTATGAAGACATACAGCAAACTTTAGCATACACCATTGCAGACCAGGAAGCATTATTCCATGTATCCAAATACAATTTTGATTTAATCACTAACGTTAACCAGGAGTTAAAGTCAGGTATTAAAGAAGTAATCTTTAATGCTGTAGCTCAAGGTGAAGGTTATCAAACAACAATGAGAAACCTACTTGAACTGCCTTTAACACCTATCAATCATAACATCAGCGTTCGTACCAGAGCGGAGATGATAGCAAGAACTGAATTCGCAAGAGCAGTGAATACAGGAACATTGCAATCATACGCAAATTATGGTGTTGATCAAGTGGATATCAACACTTCTCATGATAGTCTTGTATGTGATTACTGTCGCATACTGGAAAGGGACAATCCGTATACTTTGCAGGAAGTTATGAATAATTTGTTGTTGCCTGCTCATCCAAATTGCAGATGTAATTTTTCCGCTCATATTCCTGAACCTGATGAACTAGGAAGCTTTGACATTGCTTCACTATCAATTGTGGATAATCCTATGGTAGTGAACTTATGCCCAGTATAAAATATTTATTCTCATTTCGCCACTTTGAGAACCTTTTGACCTGGAATGTCATTAAACTTACCCTGCTCTTTTACTAAGTTCAAACAAAAGATATTAGACCCTCCTTTTTTGATATTTTTAGAAAAGATTGGAAAAACTGGATTGAATTATTTTGTATCATTTTTTTTCTCTCTCAAATTATTCATATGATTTAAAGGTTTTTTCCCTAAGCTTTTTTGCCTTTCATATTTTTTTCACCTGGTTAAAAAAAATATGGTATGATTTAATCCGGTTTTTTTCTTTTCTAAAAAAAAGAGTGTAGTATTCGAGTAAAAAGAAAATGCTTAGAACACTTCGATAAAATGGAGTTTAAATAATATGGTTAAAAAAGAATTCAAGGTTTATTCTCCATTAACAGCCAAGAGTGTTAAAGAATTCACCGCAAAAAGCATCGAAGATGAATCCGGTGATAGTGAAAGAATTCTGCTTGAGGGTATTGCTTCAACAACTTCACGTGATTTACATGATGAAATTGTATCTGCAGAAGCAATCGACATGATGGCGGAACAAGCATTAGCTCTTAACATTCACGCTAACCATTGGTATGGAATAGAAGATGTTATTGGAGCAATTAAAACTGCTGATGTGGATGAAGAAAAACTTCACATCAAATTCTTAATCACTAAAAAATACACTCCTGACATTAAGGATCTGCTTGACACAGGTGTTAAGTTAGGTCTTAGTATTGGTGGTTATGTCACCAATTATGATGAGAAAAACCGAATTATAAATGCAATCGAATTATATGAAATCAGTTTAACACCAATGCCTGCTAACTGGGACACATTCGGAACAGTTACAACCAGTAAAGGTTTAGTGGAATCTAACTGCCTATCTGGTGCATGCTATGCAATTGTTAAAACTTTAGATGGAGAATCAAATATGGAAGTTAAAAACGAAACCCATAAAGAAGAAGAATCTTCAGGATTAACTCAAGATGACGTTATCGCACTCATCAACGAGTACATGGCTGAAAAAGAAGAAACTATTGCACAAGAAATAACTGAAAAAGTTGAATCTCAGTTAGAATCAATAGTTGATGCTAAAATCCAAGAAGCTTTAGGAGAATCTAATGAAGAACCTGTTGAAGGTGAAGAAGAAACTAAAGCAACTGAAGAAGAAGAGGAAGAAGAACCTCAGAAAAAACCTGAGGATGAAGAAGATGAAGATACAAGTAAAAGCATCACACCTGATATGATTGCTGATTTAATCGGCAAAGGTATTGATAATGCTCTCGGTGATGACTTTGCAGAGAAAGTTGCTTCTAAAATGTATGGAAAAGTAGACCAGAACAGAACTACTGATGGTTCTAAATTCAAACAGTATCAAGAATCCATCGTAGAAGAACCTACTGAAGAACCAGTAGCGAAATCAACTTACTCTACAGAAGAAACCGCTAAAATCTTACTTGCTAAACAAAAAGCAGCAAATCCATTGATGGCTGCTGTTATGAAAAATTTAGAATAAATTAATTAAAATTAATGGAGCTGATTTATAATGTCCGAAGAATTGACAATGGAAGATATTGTTTCCAAAATCGCTACTCAGTCCGCTGAGTTAACTGAATTGAAAAAGACTTTCCAACAAGTCTCTGACTATCCTACTTCAATGCAAATTGAATACAGTGACGAATTGAAAACTAAAACCTTTGAAAAAGCACCTTTCCTCAGATTCTTAGAATCTAAAGGTCAAGTATTCGATGGTAAAGCTGCAATTGCAGGTTACTTCGCAGAAACTCCTGGTGCAAGTGATGTTGCATTCATCGATGAATTAGATGATATCCCTGCAGCATCTGCTGAATCCATTAGTGAAGTAACTGACAAAATGAAAACCATTGTAGCACCTATCGAAGTTTCCATGATGGCCCAAATGGGTAACTGGAACTTAGACCTGTTACAAAGATACCAGGATAAAAAATTCATCGAAGTTAACAACAAAACTGATGAAGCTATCCTTGAAGGTTACGGAACTGCTGCTAAAAAAGACTTCAAAGGTATTACTCGTTCTATTACCACTCACACTGAAGATTTAAACAGTGCACCTATTACTGAATCTGTTATCGATGATATGTTAGAAGCTATTCACAATGATGGTGGTAACCCTGATTGTATTGTATGTTCCTACGGTGTCGCTAAACAATTAAAAGCAATTGTTGCACCTTACAGAAGATACAATGATAAAATCGATATCGGTTTAGGTCACAGAGTAACCAGTTATGAATCCATGTTTGGAACTGACATTCCTATCCTTGTTGATGGTAACTTCGACACTACTAATGGGGATGTGCTCGCAATTATCGATTCATCCACCATTGAAGTAAGAAGATTAATGCCACCAACACTCATTACTGATTTACCAGTTAACAAATTAGCTTACAAAAATGTTATTGCTACTTTCTTAACTACTCAGAACATTGGTGAGTTCCACAACGGTTTAATTACCGAAATTGGTCAAGAATAAAAGGAGAATATGTTTTTATATTTTACTCCTTTTTTGATTTTTTTTAAAGGGATGATTTTTTATGGCATTACCTGCAAGATTAAAAAGATTATTAAAATCCAGTCCTGCTACTGTAGAGTTAGCAGATTACCTTGAGTCCGAAGGTGTAGAAACACCGGCCAGTAATGATGACTCCGGTAACGATGATGGATAAACATTAAAAAAATATTTTTTTAAGTAGGAGGCAACTATATTGACTTTAATTGATGTTGAAACCTTAAAACAACAATTAGCTTTAGAAGGGGTCTCATATGACTTGGATGACAGTCAACTTGAGTTGCTTCTAAACAACATTCAAAAAGAACTGGTAGGATACACTAATGTTCCCATCTCACCTACAAATCACAAACGCATTATCCGTAATTTCCATGGGGATTTATGTGAACTTGAGTATTATCCTGTCAAGCAAATTACTTCTTTGAAAATTGGATCAAGAGAGTTAACTACTGATGATTATGTTCTTGATGAAGAGTTAGGTATACTCTATTTCAACTCACATCTGTGTGGTATGTTAGTGATTGAGTATTGTTGTCAGATTTCTGAAGATATGATTAACAATGTTGTTAATCCTTTAATCTTTGACATTATCAAATATAGGTTAACCACTAACTTTAGCAATGATGGAGCAGTTTCCTCTATGAAAGAGGGAGATGTGAGTGTTAATTACGATACAAATTCAAGTTTAGGTAATTTAATACAAGGTAGAATTAAGGATTTGAAGAACTATTACTCAATCAGAATCAGGATGGTATAAACAATGGTATTCTTCCCCAATCAAAACTTGGAATTATTTGAATACACTGAAACCTCCGAATTAAATTCATACCTTGAACCAAAACATGAATACACATACCTCACAACAATACCCTGCGATTTCCAATCAATGAACCCTAACGAATCCATAAAAGAATTCGGTGAAATAAGAGAAGACACTTACAAAATCTATGTAGATGTAAATGCTCCTGTTACTTCATCAATGATTCTACGTATTGAGGGCGAACCTGATACTTATGAGATAACCGGTACTGTGATAAATAACAATCACTTAAGGCCTATTGTACAGCATAAGAAAATCATTGTTCAAAAGCAAAGGAAACCAACTCGAGTGGTTGAAAATGAAACAACAACTCCATCTGATAATGAGGAGGGTTCACCATGATTGACATAGACGTTCAATTTGAACCCAGTTTCAAAAAGAAAATCAATCACAGAGCTGTGAAATCTGCAGAAAAAAAAGCAATCCGAAACACTACACTTGAAGCTGAAAAAAGATGCAAAGTTCAAGCTCCCGGACCAGGTAACCAATTGCCCGGAACAAAATATAAAGCAGTAGGTAGATTACGAAGGTCACATACATCACACATCACAGATGAAGAAGGCCAAGTAAGAAACACTAGTGCTCCATACTGGAGATTTGTTGCATTCGGTACAAGTAAAATGCCTGCACGTAATTATCCTCAAAAAATTGCTAATGAATTAGCAAGTGAGAAGTATATTACAAGAACAATTTTAACTGAATTAAGAAGACAAGGGATGATTGAATGATTAAACCTATACATGCTTTAATCAGAATGCTTCAAGGCAAAGTCATTCTAAAAGACAATACTGACGTTAGGATTGTTAAAAGAACTTATCCAATAGATAAAACTCCATGCATTACCATTGATAATTCCGGTGGAACAGCATTAATCCAAAAACATATCACAAACAAAGATTACATTATACCTGAAACTCATCCACAATATGACCCTGAAAATCCTAATCAAACCATCTCACAACAAGTAATCCGTGAGGAAAGAAGCATTGATTTAGATTTGAACGTATGGTGCGATGATGAAGACCAAAGAGATGAAATCACAGAAAAAATCTCAAACTTATTTTATCAATTACAATCAGACCACTACACTTTCTGCCAACAATACGATGATGGAGAGTGCAAGTACCTGAATAGATCATGTCAAGTAGATGACACTACACCACGTGGTGTTAAAAAACAATGTCCAAAACCAAAGGAGTACCATTATCAGAATATATTCAATATCTTTGATATCATAAGGGCAAGTTTTGATGTTGCCCCATCATTTAGTTTAGATGATACAACTACTACTCCACCTGTATTGAGAAGTATTATTCGAGTCTCTTTCAGTTACTATGAATATTATAATATCGGTGGTGCAGTCAGTGAAAAAATTATTGTTAGTGAGGAATTACTATGACCGCAGCTAAAAAGAAACAATCCTCCGAGAAAAAATTCACATTAGTGGAATTAGTGTCTAATTCCGATTTGCACTACCCATTAATCGTAATGAATTTATCTCGTGCAGGTTTATTAGAACAATTTGAAAAAGAAAAAGAAGCTTCCGGAATATTGGACATTGAACCAAGTATGACTGAAGCAGAATTTAATAAAATAATGGAGGCCTAAAAAAATGGCTATTACAAAAAGACCTGGTGTATACTATACTGAAACTACCGAATATGAATTGCAAGGAAACGGTGGGAAAATACCAGTATTCATAGGAAAAACTGGTAACAGTGCTACAACTGGTTATGCAGTTGATGGTACACAAATATTAAGATTCGCAAATTACGGTGAAGCTTGTAGAACTATTGCAAATGGTGGAATTGGAACAGACCCAGATACAAACCCATTACTTGCCGTTTTAAAAGAATTCTTTGAAGAAGCAGAACCAAAAGCTGCTGAAGATATCGGAATCCCATATGTATATGTTATTGATGTGGGAGCAGGAACAAGTAAAACTGCATGGTTAACCGCTTTAACAACTGCAAAAACAAAAAGAGAAGCAATCGTTGAAGTTTACTACGGTGCAGAAAACATTAGTGATAATGGATACACTCTTACAGATTTCCTTGCCGCAGCAGCCGCAAGTATCGCTACTGAATCAGCAAACTTGAACCTTCGTACAGGATTCGCTACAAAAGTAGATGCAACCGATGCACAATTAATCGCATTAAACCCATCCACTGGGGGAATATTAAAATCCCGTATTGGTTTAATTGAACCGGATAAATTCGGTAAACATGTAGCAATGTTATGTTGCACACCATATTACATTGAACCTGGTTTCTTAACTTATCGTACTGTTGAACCTGGTGAATTTAAAGAAAGAACTGATGCAGAAATTTTAGCATTACAAAATGCAGGAATCATCTTCGGTGCAGATGAAGTAGTATCCGATTTAGTTGTTTGCAGAATCAACCTCGGAGTATCCACCGCATTTGCTGCAAACCCAAGACCTGCAGATGCATTATTCCACGCAAGATTCAACGCAGACCATCTCTTACGTGAAGTGTTTAAAGCAGTATTCACTCAAGTAAAAGCAAACGAAACTGCTTCATATATTGTTAAAGCACAAACCAAAGTTGATGCTATTGTTGATGATGAAGTGGAAGCAGAAAGAATGATTCCATACAACAGTGAAAATGGTAACGGAACAAAATTAACTCTCATTGAAACCAACAGTGACCCATATGATATGGAATTAATAGGTCAAATCCAACCTATTAACTGTACTATTGCAATCAATGTTAAAATACAAATTAAGAATCCTGCTATGAAAGCAGCATCCGCATAAATGAGGTGATAAAAATGGCCGAAACTATCTATTACGGTGAATCCCAATTGATGTTTGATGATGTTGAAATCGTTTGTGATTCATTTAAAATCAGTTTTAAAAGAGATAATGAAGATTTAACTGCTACAAACAGTTCCACTCCATACGGAACTCAATTCGGAAAAGAAACCATTGAAGCAGAAGCATCTGACATAGACCCTGCATTAAGAAAAGTCTTGAAAAGACACTGGGAAAAGAAAACACGTGCAACACTTGCTTCATATGACTTTGAAGAAGACACCGGAGACCTCATTGAAGATGATGTACTGTACAATGCATACATCAAAGAGATTTCCAAAGAAAACGCTAACAAACCTTTCAGCATAAAAATCGGTGCTACAGGTTATAAGAAACAAAACTAAAAAACTTATTCAAGTTTATTTTTTTTTTTTTGTTTCTTATTTTTTTTTGAAAAATTTTCTTAAAACATTTTAAACCCTATGTTTTTCTTTTATTCACATTTAAAAAAACAAGGAGTGTTCTAAAAAATGACTAAAGATAAAAAAGCTAAAAAGATGGAAAAACATTTGTTAAAAACTCAATTCCCAAAAGAAGCAGAAGAGATACCACAGGAACATCTAACTGATGATGAAAAATATGTAGTGAACAAATGTATCAACCATGAAGAATTCACCGATGAAGAATTCACATTACTTAAAAGAACATTACAAAAATACCGTAAAACAATAAGGAAATACAAACCATCAGAAACTATCGATGCATTAAACCAACTTGAAGAGATGATCCTCACAGAGGAAGATTGGTTAAACATTGTTGATGACAAATCAACAAGAATGCTTAGAGTAAATGTTCCTTATAATGGAAAATGGTATCCTATGGAATTTGAGATATTACCACTCGATGATTCACGTGTGGTTTCAACACTTCAAACTCATATAGAATTATTTAGCGATTATTCCAAAGAAGACTTGAAAGTTTGGAAGAAAGCACAGGATGGGCAAGTAGTAAGCCCTGAAGAAAAACAGATTGTAGAAAGAATAAACAAAGAAATTGAGGATAAACAATCTGAAGACAGAATAACCTCAATGAACAATTTCTTAGCAGCTCAATTAAGATTACCTAACTCAACATCTGATATTGATGTGAGAGTTGAGTTCTGGAAAAAATTCCCATTCATCACCAAATCTGCTATCATGATAAGAGTAGAAAACAGATTAGGTTTAGATGATGTGTCCGATGAAAAATTATTTCCAACTGGCGAATAGTTTTTACGGGGAAGTTTACTTCAGAGTAAGTAAACATTTAGGATGGTTGCCAAGTGAGGTAATCAGGAAAAAATTCAACATAGATGTTAAATTTCTCATTATCAAGTATTCCCAGGAACTGCGTGCGGAAATCAAAAGAGCAAAAGAAATTGAAGAAAAAACAAAAGAATACAATTAAATCAATTATTTTTTGGAGATTAATAAAATGGCTTCAGCAACAGATATATTACTCCGTATCCGTGGACAAGACCAAACCGGCGGTGCATTTAAAAGCGTGGAAAGTAAAGCCAACAGTATGAAATCTGCGGTTAGCAGTGCTGTAGGTGTGGCTGCGGGTATGATAGGGTATGATATGGTTAACAGTCTTGTCGAAGCAGGGAGAGCTGCAATCAATGCAAGTCAACAATTAGATTACTACGGTGGAAGATTAAACTTATCTTCAAAAGAAACTGAAGACTTCAGAAACACAATTAATGATCTTCAAAGAGATTTCAGAAAAGTAGATATGACTGCAGTAGGAGCAACTGCAGAATCCATAGCAGTTAAAATGGATTTGCCTAAAGAGAAATTAGGTGATTTAACAAGAATGACTGCTACATTATCATCAACTTTCGTAGGTGAAGGCCGTACTCAAGAAGATGCAATATTGGCCGTTAGTGATGCATTGGATGGGCAGTTCAAAAGGTTGCAAGAGATAGGTATCACTCAAGATGACCTTAAAAAGAATGGTTGGAGTGGTGAACTATCAGACCAGGCCGGTTTAATCGATGCATTAAACAAGACTATGAAAGATATGGGTTATGAGCAAACCGCAAAAGACATTACTAACTTGGATGATGCCTGGGCAGCATTAACCGTTACAGGTGGAAGATTATTAGCGGATATTGTATTGCCTTTAATGCCTGCATTTCTTGGATTGGCGGAAGCCATTATAGGGGTGATTGATTTCGTACGGGATAACGGATGGGCTCAAGGAGCAATACTGATAGGAGCATTAGCAATTGGATTCGGTTTATTTGCCGGAGCATTAGATGCAGTAATCGCATCGGAAGCAGGAGTGATGGGGTTAATGCCAGGTTTCATAACAAGTCTTTATGGTGCTGCAAGTGGATTCATGGCAATCAGTGTTGCAGGTGCTCCACTATGGGCAATCGTTGCAGTGATAGCAGCTTTAGCATTAGCAGTTTATGAAGTTGGAATATACTTCGGTTGGTGGACAGATGTCTCCAGTATGTTAGCAGCAATAAGTGATGGTGTCCGTAGATTATGGGAAGCATTCATCAACAGCCCTCAAGTTCAAGGAGCTATCAGAATGGTGCAATCTGCATTAAGTCAGTTATGGAATGCAGCACAACCAGTTATTAAATGGATACAGGAACAATGGGCAAACCTTTTCGGTGAAGGCGGAAGTAACCCCGATGTTGTAAGGATGATTTGGCAAGCATTCCAACAATTAGGAAATGTTGCCAGTGCAGTATTCCCTTATATTGTTCAAGGTTTCCAAGCAATCTCATTCGTATTAACTCCGTTATGGGATGGACTGGTAAAGATTGCAGGAGTATTCTCACAATTGGCTTCAGGTTCTATATCATGGGAAGATGCATTCATTCAAGTAATCACCACCATTGGTATGACCCTTGCAAATTTCCATTTGAGAATTGCTCAAATTGCTTTACAAATTGGAAGAGCATTATTAAATGGAATTGTTAATGCTGTTCGACAAATACCGGGTAGGTTATGGGCATTCTTGAACATAGCATTAGGTAGACTCATAATGTTTGCTAATATTGCTATGGCACGTGCAAGATTTGCAGGAATGCAAATATTAAACGGTATTGTGAATTTTGTTCGCCAATTACCTGGAAGAGTAGGTCATTTTATGATGCAAGTTCCAGGAAGAATTGCAAGTGCTGCCGGTGCAGCAGTTGGAGCAGCAGCAAGTCTTGCGAGTCAAGTAGTTCAAGCAGTCATCAGCGGCATTACTGGTTTAGCCGATGCGGTTTACAATGAATTTATACAAATCGGTCAAAGGATTAATGATTCTGTGAGCAGTGCCGTATCTGCTGCAACTAACTTCGGTAGTGATATTGTAAATGCAGTATTAGGTGCATTGAACATTGCTTCCCCAGGTATCATACAAAGAAAGATTGCTATTGAATTTGCAGATATACCTGGCCGTATTGGGGAATCTAATGATTATGTATATTCCGCTGCAAGAGATTACGCAGGAAATATTATCAGAGGTTTCAATGCTCCTCAAATGAGTATGGCCAGTATTGGAGCAGTAAGGCAAAACAGCAATTACACTCCAGGAAGTGCCACTACCACTAATATGACTATTATTCATGTTCATGAAAATGCAGTTCCTGTAGATGCACGTAACATGACCCGTGATGAAGCAAGAGGGGTAGTTACATTCGCATTAGAGGACTTGTTTAATAATCCTGAAGGTGTAGGAGGTGCATAGAATATGCCAATGTATGATATACCGACCGATGGTTGCAACTTGGAGATAATGGGTTATCCTTTTTTTGCGGAAAGTGTTTCACCTACTGAAGCTTTCCGTAGAAGAAACTATAACTTCAACAATATTGTTGGAGGAACACAAAAAGTCACACCTGCCGATTATGTCGGATTGGAATTCAGCGTAACAACTCATGTTTTTATAGATCCGGAAAGACCTGATGAGCACAATAGTATTTTTCAGGAAATGATGAGTAAACCTGTAGAAGTAATCTCACCAGAACTGGGAGGAAGTTTCAATGCTATTGTTGTAGTGAAACCTACTCATGAGAAATTAGATTATTTGAAACTTGACATCAGTATTAAAGAAGTTCCTGACAGTCAAAGTAAAATACCTGGTGAAGATTTTACTGTTCCTGCAACAAGAGTAGTTGAAACTGAGAAGAAAGAAGAAGAGGATAAATCCAAAGAAAACACTAATGCTAAAGATAATCAGTCAAAAAATATGAGTAAAATAAGTTCGTTCAGTAATTCTAATAAACGTAATGCTATTATGAAGAAATTTTTAGGGAGTTGAATAATCTATGACAACAGTTTCACTCTCTAAAGCAGGTCTTGAAGTATATTTGACAGATGAGGAAGAGGAAGAAAAGAACCTTACTAAAGAGGAACAATTAGAACTTATTAAGAGTTTGGCCGAAGGCGAAACTCAAGAGGAAGAAGAACCTGAACCGGAACAAGAAGTAGACCCAAAAGATAACTTCAAATTATGCAATGGCCCTACAAAACAAATTGATTATGTCGGAGAATTATTCAACGATAGCTTTGAAATGGATTACACAGAAATCTCAAGTAATGCTACTGTAAGTGTCCCTATCGATTATTTCAAGTTATTCTTTAAAGGTAAGAAAATTGCTTTAAAGAAACAATGGCAAAATGGGATTCTTAACTGGGAACATATGGAAACCTGTGTTCTCGGTTTCATCACAGAGTTAACCTGGAACAAAGACAAGATTGACATCAAAATATCCGGTATGGATAAACTCTTAGATGTTGAAGCGGAACTTGAATTCACACAGACAAAAAGAAGTGAAATTGTTAAGGCCATTATTGAAGCTGCAGGTTTAAAACCAGAAGTTGATGTTACCGGATTAATTGATGATGTTATTGACTTCAGTACAAAGTCAAGTAGTGGAAGTGATGAAGAAGGTAGCGGGGATTCTACTGGTAGTGCAACAATCGATGAAGCAGTAAACAAAGCAATCAAAGGTAAGAAAACTGCTTTGGAGAAAGCTAAAGCGATTGATAGTGCTTTTAAAAATCATGTTTTTTATAGTTATTATTATGATGTTCACCATCCGGACCTTGATGAGGCCTGGAAGAACGCTCACTTGAACTGTGCTGATGGGGCTAACGTATTATGTGCTATGTTCATCAAAGCGAAAATAAAAGCAGTTATCGTGCATGTGCCATCACATTATATTGTGAAATTAACAATCGATGGTAAAACTTATTACACTGATAATGCTGCTGAGGACGGTAAACATACAACAAGGCCATTCGGTGAAGTTTGGAGAGGAAACACTAGCGGTTCAGTTGTAGGAACAAAAATCCCTGCATAAATAAAAAGGAGGAATGATTTGATTGTCAACTTATTGGGTTTGTTCAGATAACATTGATGGAAAAGAAAACTCCAGAATAAATGCATTATGCAGTGCTTTGAAAGAAAAAGGCCATACTGCCAGTAATGGTGGTGTTGGCCCTAATACTGTCCAGTCCAAAGGGTTAAACAGTTCCAGTAGTGGTATGATTGGTGTTTTCATCGTTGGAGGAAGTGATGCAGGAATGTACACAGACTTCAGAGATGGATTAAAAAGAGGATACTATCACTACAAACATATGAAAGTGGTATTTGCAAGTGAAACCGCAACAACCGACAAATGGATTACCTGTAATGGATTGGCCAATACTCCTTTGGTTCGAGCTTGGGATGATAATTACAGCGGTTCAAACATTGATGCAGTAGGCCAAACCGCAAAAGCATTCTTCGATGCCAACAAGCAATACATCAGTTATGCCTGCGGGAAATTAGGTTGCAGTTTTCAAGATGTAATAAACAATTTCTTCAGCGGTTCGGAAGATGGTTCTGACAGTGATGATGGAGGCACAGCTTCCACTTTAAAAGAAGCTTTGAAAAAAGCAGTCAGCGGTTGGGATGGAGATGTTGAAATTAACATCAGAGAAGATACAGTTTATGTTAATAAGATTCATGATCCAACTGAAACCAAACTGGTGATAAATGAATTTGAAAATGTAATCTATGATAGTGTAACTGTTACAGATTTGAATCCACAGACACCTAACAAAATCATAATGGATTTCCAAGGCACACCATTAATGCTGAAAGATGATCTTGCGATTGAAAGATTCGGTGAAATACCAACTGAAGTTCAGCCGGACAGTTTTGTGAAAACATATGAAGATGCAGTTGCTTATATTCAACGTGTTTGGAATAAAATCCGCAGAGATGACGCAAGACAAGTTGAATTAAAAGTTAATGGAAGTCTTGATTGGAAAACTGGTGTTTGGGCAAGAGTTTACTTGCCATCGTTTTTTATTGATGATTATATGTATATTTCACGTGCTTCAGCAGATGAAGACGGAAGCAGTAATTGGTTAACTGGATTAACATTAGTTGATTATCCTCCTAGTTTCGGAACATTTGAAGAAGAAGAGGAAACTTCAGAGGAAGAAGAGGATACCGAAAGTATGGAGGTAGAAGAAGATGTTTAAATATCAAGATTTAACAATGACTGAAGGCAGAGCAAAAAAAGCTTTCACAAATAGTGTTCAAAAATCAATTTTACCTGCCGTTAATGAAACAGTAAAAAATGCTGTTGAAAATGAACGTATTAAAACTGGAGTAATCACTAAATTCTACCCTTATCTTGATAAAGCAGAAGTTAAACTTGATGAATCCAATAAGAAAATCTTATGTAAAATCTTACACCGTTTCGGTGGAGATATGATTGATTTCTACACCCCATTAGAATATGAAGAAAGTTTCGATGAAAGTTTAAATGAACCTTGCATTATCCCACGTGCTGCTCATAATGTCTGTGTATTAAACATTAACGATAAGGACAGTGAAGAGAACATTATATTAGGGTATTATCAGAATAATGATGTTGTCGGTTTCAAACCTGCAAGTCCTGGAAACATCAAGTTAATGTCTATTACAGAACCTAACCTTTACTGGGTTGAATTCGGTCCTGATGGATTAAACCTCCGATTGCCGGATAATCCTACTATTGAAACTGGTACTTTGCCTATAGAAATGGAAAATGCAGATGTCTACACTAAAAAAGAAGTGGATGAGAAATTAAAAAACACTGCAAATGAATGTAACAAAGATATTGATTATACTGAACTATTAAACGTTACTGAAGATTACAAAGAAACTTCCGATAATAAATATTCCTTGTTTAGAGGAGATTGTTGGACTATCAACAACAACTTTGAATCAAGTGTAGCAGTGACAAGTGAAACTTTAAGCGATTTGACTATTACAGGAACATTCCGTACTAAAAATGACCTCGTTGGTTTATACTGGAATTCAAAAGACACTATAACTCATCCATACATCAGTTATGGTGAACGTTATGATTATTCAAGGGTTAAATTAGAATTCGATTATGAAATGGCCGGTTGTAAAGATTTCAGTGAGGGAGTTATCAGTATAACTATAGGAAAAACAAATGGTGCAGTATATTATGTAACAATGAATCGTTTCATTGAAGAAGACCATGTTACAATTGATTTTGATAACTTAACATTACTCCCAGGCAACGCTTATATTAATGAATATGGCGAGCAGGTTGTTGTTGAAGAAGAAACCCCTATTGAAGTGAATGATATTAAGTTCATAATGTTTGTTATTGTTCCTGAAAATTATGTTGAAAACAATACCACATATACCATTATGGAAAATACAGACTTCACCTGCGAAATCACCAATATAGAAGTTACTAACGGTTATATCTGCGATGAACATGTCCCATTAGAACCTCACAAATATAGACTCTGTGAGGGTTACGATGATTTCTATAACTTAAATCCAAAACGTGTTTGCAAAGAAATGAGGAAATTAGGTTATTCTGAATGGTTAGACCTCTACATCGGAGCATCTCATTTCTATGAGAAATCCGGTACTATTGGAGATACCATTGATGCTACCGTTTTTGACCATACCCGTACTGAAAAGATGGTATTGAATCAAAACGTACCATTGAACAAAGCATTCATTGCCTGGTTTGACTGTTACAGTAAGGAATTACTAGCTAATGATTGCCCAAACCTTGTTGTTAGTGTTTCAATGGAGAATTTGCAACCTCCTAAAAGTTGGAGGCAAAAGCAAGCTTACGGAACAGCGAGTAATCCTGATGGATGGGCCTTAACTGGATGGGTCCCGTCAACATTCTTTTACAGTCCTTGCAATGATGAAGTTGCCCCATATATGCAAAGTGTATCAGAAGCATGTTTGGATATAGTGGTGGCAAATGGCATGCAACCAATACTTCAGATGGGTGAGGCCTGGTGGTGGTGGAATGAATATATGGACCCAGTCAACAAATCTCCATGCTTTTATGATGATTCAACAAAGGCAAAATACAAAGCGGAATTCGGTAAGGATATGCCTATTTACATAAGACCTGATGTAGAGAATTTCGATGAAGAAATGATGTACTGGTTAAACAAACAGTTATGCAATTACAGTGACGCATTAAGAGAGGTAGTGAAATCTGATAAGTATGATAACGGATTATATACTGCATTGTTCTTCCCTCCAAGTGTATTGGATAGTGACCGTGTACCAAAAATGATGAGGCAAGTGAATTTCCTTGAAGCTGCTTATCATCCAGTAAAATTAGACTTCATTCAGATTGAAGATTACGATTGGGTTACAGGAAACCCAACAGACCCTGAACACATAGAACGGGATAGAAGTCATCATCATGAAGCTTATGAGATTGGGGGAAAATTAGGATTCCCAGTTAATAAGCAACATTATTTCGGAGGTTTTGTACAATACCCCAAAAATGCAAAGGAATTCTGGAGATTGATTAAAAAGGCAATGGATGATGCAATTAATCTTGGATTTTCAGAAGTATTTGTATGGGCGGGGAGTCAAGTGCGGAGAGATCATAAAATTATAGGTTACGATAATATGGAATTGATTCAAGAATTAATCAAATAAAAAAAATATAATGGTTGGTGCATAACTTTGACATTACCAATAAACACAGAGAGTTATGATTACAAGTACAATAAAACATTAAACGAAGATGTGAACCTTGTTAGCAATACATATGGTAAATTCGATTTGGATATGGATAATGGGGATTACGTTAATGTTACTGGTGTTGATTCTCTTGAAAATGCTTGTATCATAGCAATTATGACCCGTTACAATGAACTGAAAAAAATACCTACTTACACAGGTTTTGGCTGCAAAGTACATGACCTCATCAAAGGTAATAAACATAGATTGTTGAAATTCAAAATTGAAACAAGCATTACTGAGGTATTGGAAAACATGAGGAGAATTAAAAAGATAAACTGGTTGAAAATAACTGAAGATGATACACGTTCTTATAAAGTTGTTTTTAATGTCACTAGTATTAATGATGAGATTGTTCAAAGTGAGATGGTTTTATGAATTATCGTGAAAAACAATATGAGGAGATATTTGAAGCAATGCTTCAGGACAGTCTTGAAAAAGGACTAATTAGCCATGCAGATGAATTTGAATCCTATATTAAGAATAAACAAGACATCAGCAATTACTATGTGATGGATAAATCAGTAATCGCTGAAATGTTCGCAAGAATCTACAAAGCATTAACAAGCATATATGAATCACAGAAAATTGAATATGCTGAAGGAGTTGACCTGGATAACATTGGAAAAATTTTAGGGTTGCCAAGGCCTCCTGCAAGTTCTGCCGAATGTGAGGTATTGTTTACTTTAAGAGGTAATGTTGATTCTGATGTTGAAATACCTTCCGGTGTGATTGTTGCTACTGCAAAGGGAATTGAATATGAAACTGTTGAAGATATTTACATTCCATCAGGTGGCAGTCAAGCTACAGTATTGGCACGTGCAGTTGTTCCTGGTGTAAGAAGTAAGATTATTGAAAACAGTATCAGCCGGATCATCTCAGATGTGGAATATTCATTCAACGTAACAAATCCGAAATCTTCAACTGGTGGTGCGGAAGCTTATAGTGATGATGAATACCGCTACTTCTTAATGAACTGGACTAAAATCAAGATTAAAGGTTCTTCTGAAGCATTTGAATATTACTTCGCTAATTTCCAAGGCATTGACTCATATAGAGTTATTCCTAACTGGGATGGTACAGGAACTATCAAATGCATTATTGACCCTGGAACAAGTGAGCAGTTGAACAGGGCCTATAATGATTTGCAGAATATAGTTACTCAAGCTGATGATGATATTACAATGTTCTCACCAATCAACAAATACATCGACATCTATGCAATCGTTAATGTGGATATTGACTTGATAAATCCTTACAGCAGCGTTGAAAAAGACAATATAAAATCAAAGATTATATCTGCTATTAAGACTTTCATTGATGGAGGTTACAGGAGAAACGGTGAATGGTATCCTGGCCTTTATTTGGGAGAGGATTTCATACCTCATAAACTTGCAGTATTTTTAGATTATGAGATTCCAGAATTAAAGAATATTGAGTTTAATTACCCTGAAGATTATGTCCGAATTCTTGATGAGGAATGCGGAGTTTCAAATGAGATTACTATTGAGATGATTTAATATGAGAAATAGTTTGAAAACATTACTGAAAATGTTCCCATATTTCCTGAATAAAGATGAGGAAAGTAATTTTTATAAATCTCAGTATGTTACTAATGAAAGGTTCAGGGATGTTTACCAACAGATTTTTGATGTGGTGGAAAGTTTTCGTTTGGAGAAAAGATTGTTCATTTTCAGAGAGCAAGTTGCACCTCATGATTATACTATTCACTTTCAAGCGAATTTCCCAAACTTAAAATCAATTATTATCTATAAAAATGGTAGTGTGATACATACTGAATCATTCACATATGGGGATAATGTTAGTATCTTTAATTATTCTTACAATCACAGTACATTAAACGATGGTTATGATGAAAGTGTTGTGATTCCTCCGGACAGATTCCATTTATACGTTGAAACCTACGATGAGATAATCATTGAGAAAGGTTATCCTGAAAATGATGATCTTCTCGGAGACATTTTCGACCATGACGCAAGTCTTGATGGAATCGGTGCATTGTTGAACATACCCCGTAAGGAATATTTGATTGTTACTCCTGATTTGTACCCTGCAACCGAACCACCCTATAATAACAGGAAGACTGAAGATGATTATCATTACATGCTCCGTATGATAGAGTATGCTGAAAAACTGCATACTACTCCTGCTCCGGTTTTGGAGATTTGGAAATTGTATGGTATTGAAGCTCGTATGGAAAACCGTGAAAGGTTATTATTGAAGGTATGGGATGAAGACAGACATGATGGTATGGATTGGACACCTATGCCTTGGGAGCATAAGGATAGGTTCTGCAGGTATTCTCAGATTGAAGGAATATACTTCCTGGTGCAATACTCCACAAATACACCAACAAGAAATCAGACCATTCGTTTAGATTTCCTTTTGGTGAACAGTTACGGAGACAATATCGCAGATGACACATACCGCTTTGACCTTTACATCGATGGAATACTATTCAAAGAAGACATCGATAAATTATTCTATTATCTCAGTGCTAAGGAGTTGTCAAGTGAACATATCTCAGTTATCCGTGTAGATTGTAAAGATGCAGCAGGCCAATTTATTGGAACTGTAGAATTTGATGTTAAAATCATCGGTTGCGATGATTCTAACTTCTTTGTATCAACTACTGGTAATGATAACAACGATGGTTTAACTCCTGCAACAGCATTTAAAACATTACAAAAAGCATGTAATAGTTTACAAACTGATAATAGTTTAATTGGAGTATTGCAAGGTGAATACACTATTACTGATAAGGTCTTAGTTCCGTATTCATGTATGATAATGGGGTGTGGTAATGTTATCATAGAGAATACTACTGATAACAGGTTCTTCAGATTATCACCTGCAAAGGAACTTGAACTGCAGGACATTAAGTTGAAGTATGATGAGGATACACATGTAGTAACTCAGGGTTTATGGGTTAATCATAATTCAGATGAACCATTGAACGTTATTACTCATGAGATTGATGATTATATCATTGTAATTACCAGTCCGTTAATCAAGAACTTATCCTACTCCAATGGTTTGATTACTTATGAAAGAATACAGGTAGAAGATGATTTAAGTGTTCTTGATGGAGTAATATATGACCTTAAATTTGAAGATCATCAAATAACCTATAAAGAATTCAATTTCACCAGTGAAATACTCACACCAGAGGAAATTGAAACTTTAAGAAATGCAATTACAAGTTTAACCTATGATGAAAACAAGAAAATCAAATATACTGTGTTAGGTGATGAAATATGAGCGAAGAAGTCACATTACTGGATTTTTTAGATGAAATAAAAAACACTGCATATGAGAGAATGGGTTTGAATGAAACCGATTCAGAATCATTCAATTTTGCAACAATAAGTAAAACTGTAGCAGGAATAGATTATATTGAATACTGGTTACTCATCAACGCATACTACGATGAATCCATTGAAAGATTTGTTAAGATTGATGGAACAAGCACCAGTTTTGGTATACAAATGCAAGCAAAAGGAACATACCCTGGAGAACAAAGTTTAGGGTATACAAATAATAGTGGAATCAATATTTGGAGAAATCCTCGGAAATCTGAAGTGTATAAAGACACTACTAATTATGATTACTCTGATTTCGATAATAACAATCATATTGGTGCTAAAAAACGCAGCAATAATGAATGGGTTGAATTCGCAATAGGCAGCGGTTGGAGTAACAACCTCATGACTGACAGTTACGGTGGGGTCACTATTGGTGGAGCAGGAATCGAAATTGACGGTAATAATATTTTCCCATATTCCCGTTTAACCAGTTCCAAGTATAATGATGGAACAAACAACTATTATGTATTAGGTATATTGGAGAATGCTTACCATCCAACAGTTACTGAATGGGATTGCGATAATAACACAAAACAAGCATGGTTCTTCGGTTTCAAATACCCCGAAAAAACCGGAGCAAAAGACAGTGAAAACGGAAAATTCATAGTCATGTACAATGACATGAACCACATAGATCCAACAGCAAACGGATACACTATCGAAGACATGAATGTGAATGACTGGCATGTCATATTGGAAGTAGGTAAAACCGGTACAAAAGCTATTGTTGATGGTGTTTTAACTGTTCTTGGAGCAGGTGGTGGTGGCGGTGTTGTTGTTGATGAGATTACTGATGGTGAAATGCATGCAGTAACCAGTAATGCGGTTTATCATGGAATGGAATTAAAACAAGATGTTGCAGATGCTTTCAGTGGAGATTATGAGGACTTAACCAACAAACCAACTATCCCTGAAGATGTTGCCGATTTGACTGATACTCATGACACAGCATTTACTCCTAAAAGTCATAGTCATTCTATTAATGATTTGCCTACTGCGAATACTATTACTGATGGGGATACTACTCATATTGCAAGTGTTGATGTGATTTATGATTATATTGATAGTGTTATTGGTGATGCTGATGATTGGCTCACCAGTTAAAGGAGGGATTGATTATGACTACTCATTATGAAAAAATTCAAGCATTAGGAAACAGGATGGCAAGTAATCTTGAAACTATGGGTGTTTCAGCTTCTTTCGGTGACGGGGGTTTGACTCTTGCAGATAAGATATTACAGATACAACGTTTTACTAATGGATTGTTGTTATATGCTGATAAGAATATTATCCAAATTGATGATACTGTTAATCTATATGCCTTATTGTTGGAAGATGGTAAAGCCATAAGTGGGGAAACAATCAAATTTGATTTTGGTACTATTGTACGCTCCAAACAAGTTAGTTTAGGCGATGACCTTTACGATGATTATTATGTGGAATCTTCAAAAACAGGCAGTAATTATGATTCTATAGGTACTGGTCATTCAGGATTTATTCAGTTCAATTCATCAACTATCAAAACGTATGTTACTTCATTTAGTCCAGAAGTTACTTACAATGGAGAGCCATTCCATATTAAAAATGGTGTTTTGACTTATAAAGATACATCTGATGTGGAAAGAACAATAGATGTTTCTGCAATAGATACTTCAAAAGCATATGCTGGGGCAGAATGTACTATTCATTATCATTGGATTGAAGCAACCACTGGTAGTGATGGTGTGGCTACTGTATCTTATACAGGTAAAGGTACAGGTCTTTTAAATATAAAAGCGGTTCATGGTATAATTCAATCAGAAATATACGGACTACTTGATTGTTTATACTACGATGATATGTCATCTGATACAACTTCAAACTATTATATCAATAGTAATTATTCCAGTAAAACCTATTCAGGTAATGCAATAATATTAACAATTGGAAGCTTTAACAAATACATCCAATTAGGTGGGAATAATGGAGTATCAGATGTTTCACCATACTTGGATAAAACTGTAAGGTTTGAATGTCATGTGAAACCATCAAACACAGTTAGACTGCAAATATTCCAATACATCAACGGAGCATACAGTAATGTATCATCAGACTACGTAACCGAAGAAACAGACTTATATGTCGATTCAACAATATCAGAGTCTGCAACAAGAGTATTATTCCGTATAGACTCCACTAATGGAAGTAGTGAGGATACTATTGAATTTAAAGATTTCAAAGTCTACCCAGTTTAAACGGGATATACTACAAAGTTTTTATATCGGATACTGTTTGTTCCAGTTCCTAAACGGATACTGACTCCGATATTACCAGTTATTGATTGAGATACTACTTGTGGTGTTCCATCATCAATAGTGTAGGTTAGTACATTGTCTTTGAATTGTATTAATATGTGAGAACCTGCACTTGCAACATTCCCCAGATTTATGTCAGTATTTGAGGTTGTACGAATACGGACACCGAATTGACCGGTAAATTCGACTACATCAAATTCAATACAAAAATCAGATTCAATGAAACGATTAATACTACTTGTACTGTTTGCATAGTAGTTTGTTGCTTCTGTATAAGATAATAATGTTCCAGTATTATCAATACTTACTTCTAATGTATTTGTTGCTTTATACCAGTTTACTGGTTTTGGTGATGTAACTCCATCATCATAGAATATTCCATCAATTAGAGTGTATGTTTCTGATTGAAGTATACGTTCGTATATTTTCATCTGAAATATACAGTATATTTGATACTCTTATGTTTGATCAAGGAACAATTGCTAATCATAATGACAGCATCTGGAATAATACTAATTACCTCACACGTGGAGAAGAATACTCAACAATATCAAGTACAAGTGGAGCAAACAAATTCATAAACATCACAGGTGACATAACTATTGAATTAGATATTTCCACATCAATGCCAATGACAGAAGCATTGTTAAGAGTAAATAATACTGGAACAACATTGGCAAGTATAACTGGCGAAGATTGTAATATGAGTGTGGATGAATGGAAACATCTTAAAATCACTATAAAAAACAATAAACTAACAATAGAGAATTCTTCCATTGTAGATTATGATGTAACTGGTTTTAATAGATTGTCTCTGAGAATCCTTGCAAATCAACAAATCCAATTTAAAAATTTAATGATTTATCCAGTTTAATATGCTTTGAAGTTTCGGAATTGTAGTGCTGTTGTTGTTCCACTTGTTGCGAATCTTCCACGATTCACTACACCAGTAAATTCACGAATAGATTCGTATCCAGTATCTTTATTGATGACTGTTATTTTGTTTTCTTCAACGATACATTTCACCTTATACCAACTATTCAACTCCACTGATTCTCCAAGATGTCTTAATTGGAAGGTTGTTTTTCCACTGTTGTCTTGATAAAAACCAAACAAAGCATCACTGGTTGCCCCATCCTCTTGTAATAAATCAAATTCGATTATTTTAACATTTGGGAAGTTTGTGTACATTACTGCTCCAGTTCCGGTTGTGGTTTCGTAGAATCGGCTGTATGTTGTTTCTCTTGTTAATGTTGCATTTGTTAATTCCCATATGTCTTGATGGGCAGATGTTGTTGCATTATCGTATGTGATTGTATCGTAAATTACGAATATTTCAGATGATATTATACGCACAGAATTATATGCTTGAATATTTAACTTGCCCGTACCTTTACCTGTAAAACATACACTTTAAAAATCTTAATTCTTATCCATTACTCATTAAAATAAAAATCTAAAGAGGTGAAAACCGTTATGGTTGATAAAAACTGTAAGTATTTCAGACATGAACCTTACATGACCCCAAATAATTATGATATTTACCTCAGCCCAGAGGAAATACCCGCAAACATCCGAAAAGAAAACGCATACAATCTAAAAAAGAAACTCCAAAGACTAATGCCGCTCGGCAAAATCATACACCTAAACTATGATACCAATCCTGAAACGCTAACTGAATCTAATCAAGTTAATATCAGCACAAGAATGTTACTAAATGGAAAAGAGGTAGACCTATTATGAATGTTACAGGTTCATATACAATCCGACAAGGTGAAAAAATCCTTGTCAAAAGTAAAAATATTATCACCAATCTTGGTGAAGCGTTCTTCATTAATAGAGCGGTGAATACTGAATTTGACCCTTTGCAATATATTGTTCTGGGTACTAGTAGTGTCAGAGCAAAGAAAACAGACCTAACATTAGGTAATGAGACTTTCCGTAAGAAAGCTGCTATTGAGGTGAACTGGAATACAAAGCAGATATTAATGTATGTCAGTTGCACCTTATCAGAAATCCTCAACACTTCTGAAATCGGAACAAGCAATGGGGACACTCTTATTAGTCATGATACTTATGAGAGAATCACCAGTGAAGATATCGGTGATAATATTGATAGTGTGGAGATTACTTATGTCTTTGACTTCAGCACATCATGTATCCGTAAAGGTTGGCAATACTACAGTCAAGGAGACACAGGCACTACAATGAACCACGTCTACTACATCGTAGAAGAAAACCGTGTAATAAGAATATTTGAAACCATCAATCGTACAATGCAACATGGTTATCATGCAGTTCAAGACCTCCAAGAACTGAAAAATACTAAAGGAGCATATTATTATGACCCATTCTCAGAAACATTGTACATCAGAACATTGCATGATGAAGATCCAAACTCATTAAACATTAGCATTACAACCCAATAAAAAGTGAGGTGTTGATTTAAGATGACTCAAAAATGCAAACCTAATTATAAGAATCTTAATACAATTCAATCATTCAGCGACCAAAGATACGCTACCAGTCAATGGGCGGAGCAGAATTGTGAGAATGATGAATACTTAAAACAAGAAGTAGATGAATTAAACTACAGGAGTCCGGCAAGGATAAGAAAAAGATTCAAACCGGTACTGGTGGATGATAAAAGCAGTTATGGTTATACTGTTAATCCTGATAATACTGTTAGTTTTTCTGAATTATTGAATTATACATTCTTGATTGATTTCAGTGATTTCAGCCGTATTGACCTTGAGAGAAGTGATTGTGATTTCAAGAATTTTGTTGATGGTTTGGATGTGCAGCATAAATGTGCCACCATCCCATTAGTGAAAAGTGGAATCAGTATTCATAATTGCAGAACATTAAACCCTGGAGAGGGAATTAACAGTTTCTGGTATACTGGTTTTGATAAAACTAAACATTACCATCTCCGGCCGGATTGGATTAAAAATTGTTTTGATAGTGAAATACCGGCCGTCTGCAGAGCTCAAACATTCACTATTCCTGCAACAGATGAAAACAATAACCCTATTGAAGATGCAATCCTTTACAGTGTAGACTTGAATTTAGAAAATAACGGAACATCTAACAGTAACTGGGGAAGCCCATTATACGTGCAGTTATGGAAAACACGTAAAGTTAAAGTGGAGAAAACCAAATGGGATAAGGATTCCAAAAAGAATGTTTCTTATAGTCCCCCTCAATATGAGTATATTTATTATCCTGATGGAACTCCGGAAACTGCTTTAGCAACAGCAGTATATCACCCTGATAAGATTGAACCTCACTTGCAGAACTTCAGATTTGATAAGAAAACTGTTGTTCAAGCAGGGGAACATTATGCTATTGTAATGTTATCACCACTCAGTCATTGGGATCATTGCCCAAGGATTGCTGGTTGGGGTAGGAATTGTGAAGTTGATAAATACCCTGGTGGAGACGCATTCCTAAGTGAAGATAACGGCCGTACTTGGCAACGTTACGGTAAGATGGACACTACTGTTAATCAATATCGCCTTGGAGAGTATACTCCGCAGGATTTCGGTTTTGTTGTGCATATGGGTATGTATGATGAGGGTTATGCTACTGATGAAGATTTTTATATGTATTTGAAGCCGATTCAATTGAATCCAATTAAAAGTCTTCAGTTAGTTCCTGTTGGTTATGGTGATGAAATACAGGAAGCCGACATTGACCTCGAATTCCAAGTCAGTAAATCCGGTAAAGCTGATAGTTGGGTAACATTACAAAGCAACGATTTAAGCATTAACTTTAATCGTGACCCTGCAACTGGGGAATATCCTCATTTCGCATTCATCCGTGTAAGAATGAGAACTGATGATGAAGACATAGCACCATACCTTGATTCATTAAAGGTCATTGTTGAAATGGACATACCACGTGAAATGTATGTCAGAACATTAAAATACACTCCGAAAACATCAGCAATGCTCGGAGCTTCAGCATGGAGTAAATTCTACAGTAGATTTGAAACAGACCCTCAAGTTACTGGAAGTTGCGAATTAATCACAGATAAAATTTGCATAGAACACTTTGACATCATCACAGCAAACGAATTACCATTCTACACTAATATTGATGGTTTGGATGACAGTAAATTAACTGATCCAGATATGGATGTACGGTATAATTACCTGATGACAGATGCCAACGCATTAACAATTCTTAAAGAGAATAAAGTTTATGTGAAACCTTACACTTACACTAGTGGCGGTGAAACTATTACTCATCCTATGAGCTTCACAGATGGAATACAATTTGATAATAGTCCGGCATATCCAATATTGGACGGTAATTTAAACCCTATGGGTAATGGTTTGGAAGTACCTGTTGCTGAATGGATTGATTATGTTTTCGATTACGATAACGATAAACTAATCTTCAATGAAGTGATGAACCAGTACACTAAAAATGGAAGCATTGTAACTGAAGGCATTGAAGAATACTTGCCGGTGGGAACACTGGAAATCTCATATAATCCAATCTTCATTCAAGACCTCACTAAAGAAGAAGTAGGTATACGTGAAGACAGTGAAGGATTTGTATTGGATTATTTCAAAGAAGAATTCATTATCAATGAATCTGATGTGGAAAACAGATATATTCAATTGAAATTCGCACCTTGCGACCCAATAAGGGAATTAGTGATTGATGATGTTGAATATATTGAAGACATACACTTCACAGTAGATTACACTAATCAGAGAATACTATTCCCAATCATTGATGTAAACCTCTCATCTACTTTACTAACTGAGAATATCGGAAAAGAAATGTATGTTGTCTACACACCTAACTTAGAGGACGCCGGTTTAAGTATCGGTTATCGTGGTGTCAGAACAAATACTGATAAGCAAATGAAAATCTATGAAAATTACTTAGAATACAAGGTGTAAGATTATGGTGCATTTTGAAACAGAAGTATATCACAGAGAAGGAAACACCATCATCGGAGCAGAAGTAATAGTCTACTCCGATGAAGGTGAAAGAATCGGAAACATAAAGATTACTAATGAATCTGATTACAACGCATTAGTTGAAAGAATTGATAATTTAGGTGATGAATTCGTAACATTTGAAGCAGGTTCAAGTATTGAAGGTGAAACAATCGAAACAATACTCGCAAACCTTGCAGAAACAACACCTATCAATGCCACAAAACTTGGGGGATTGCAGTCAGATCAGTTCAGTAAACCTGGGCACACCCATAACAAAACTGAAATCACTAACTTATATAATTATGATATCAGCTTGAACAAGTATAATGTTGAACCAGGCCAACAAGTCAAAGTAACTGTGAAAGTATTGAAACAAAACAATACCGGTGTACCAAACGAAGTGATAAATATCTTAAAAAATGGTGCGGTATGGAAAAGCACAGTACGCACCAACGCAAGCGGAGTATATGAAACCACATTCACACCAGACAGCGAAGGCCTCATCACATTCAGCGTAAACAACCAAAAAGTACAATTACTCTGTCAAGAGACCACCTGGAAAACTGTATACTCCGCAAGTTACATCACATTACAGAAAAAAGGCAACAGAGTAAGATTATTCATCGACACAGATTATACCGTTGGAGTAACCGCCGTATGGAAAACTATTCATACTTTCAGCGAACAGTTACAGCAATACATGCCGACAAACGTTGATGTAACTCACGTAGGAACATATCACATCATATACCGAATAACCACTACAGGTGAAGTTAGAGTGGCCACTTACGGAAATAGTGTTACTGTAGCATTAAACGGAAGATTAGAATGGTCAATATAAAAAATAATCAAAAGTATAAAGAAGAGTTCTGCGATGGCTGTTGCTACCGCAGAACCTGCGACAAAGACCTTGAAAAATGCTGTTACTTGGTAGGTCAAAGATGCATTATTGACCCAACACCAAGTTTCATAAACTGCATAAAATAACATAAGGGAAAAGGGTAAAATGGTTAAAAAAATTTCAAAAAACAATTTATACAAATTAGCACAGGACTTCAAAAACTATGTTGAATCAGGAAAAGGTATCCCTTACAAATTCACATATGATGGAATCACATATTACACTTTAGAAATGACTTATGCATTTGTTTATGGAGTATTTCATCTTAAATCCGATTTTGAAATCCCTAACTTCAACTGGCCATCAAAAGCCGGTGGAGACAACATAGTTGAAGAAGTATTGATGGATGATTATAAACAACAATGTAAAAAAGTGTATAACTACATTGTAAAAAACAAGCAAGTACCTAATTATGTAACCACAATTAAAAGTGAGAAAAAGGTTAATATTGACTTATTCAGTTACTGCATGGCAAAGGTTCTTGTATATTATAAGAATAATGGTGCATTGCCTCGCACCTGTAAGTTTGATTATCATTCAATTATTCCATCTGAAAAACCATCATTGAAAAAGTACGGTCATGCAACACAATCCGGTTGCGATAACAGAGGTCAGAACAATGGTGTTTACTGTGCACCTCACAGTATGCAAGAAGTCATAAGAAATCTTACTGGTAAAGTCATACCTCAATCAACATTAGCTTCCTGGGCCGGAACTACTTCAGGGGGCACAGGTCATTACGGAATCGAAACCGCAATCGCAAAAGCAGCAAAACAATTAGGCGTAAACCTTAATGTAAGATGGTATCACTTCAGTGAGTTAGGATGGGATGGAATAAACAAAATATTAAATTCCAACAATCAGGATTGCATAATTCACAATTTATATAGGAACAGTGACGGCCATTATGAAGTCATTAACAGTATCTCCGGAAATACTGTAAAAGTTCAAAACAGTCTCGGGGACAGATGTTCCGGGGGATGTTATTGTGGTTATGTTGAAAACAGATCCACTTCAACATTCAGGCAATACATTAATGGAATCAGTCAAAAGTCTGTATGCGTTATCACCAGGAGTTAAGATATTTATGTTGGATAATTTTATTAAAAAAATTCAAGTGAAAAACAAACAAAGAAGCATTGACAAGAGATATGAAAAAGAAGGTATTTCTGATGCTCTCCTTGAAGAACAAATTGAAGTGAATAAGATTAGGAATGAATTCAACATTCCTGATGAAAAAGAACTTGTTTATGAAGAATTTGTTCAATAATGCTCACTATGAAGCAGATTCAAAAATCATGTGAGTAGTAGCAGAGAATGTGAACCTCAATACATGTAAAACTTATAAAAACACTTACACTAAAATTAAGGTAAACCTATGGAGGACACCTTATAGTGATTTACTCAAAAATACTCAAAGAATGAATTATTAAAATTGTATAAATTATAACTCTTTTTTTTGAATCTGCTGAGTCATCTTATTATTTTCCCCAACTGTTCGATATATTTCGGATGGTTGGGGATTATTTTTTTTTAAAGATAGATGATTACTTTTCAAATGCTCTCACAATAGGTTTATATCTTTTAAAATGGAAAATTAGTAATTGTAGTATGAACTTTATCATACTCGTTCTTGTTCGTATATTGTTTGGTGACGTCTTATTGAAAGTAGATCATTACCGGTGTAGGGAGCTTTTTTTGTAAGGGTAATGATCTACTTAAAGACTTTATATTTTTTTTGATAATTTTTATATACTTGATATGTATAATATAGTAATGTATTCTTTAATTTGTTCATATTCAAAGAAATACAAAAAATAGGGTTTGGCATAGTAGGTTTTTGGTGTCACAAAATCCTATTTTTTTTATTGAAAATTTTGTTCGTTTGATTATTTGCGAACATTTTATTTTAAGGTTAACTATTTCTAAAACAAACCACATAAATAAAATATGCTTAGGGACAAAAAAGTATTCAAAAATATAAATCTTTTTCTAACTAATATGCTAAAATTTTTGAATGCTTGTACAAAAAGTATACAACAATTACTTTTCCAATGCTCTCTAAGACAAAAACAATAGGGACTAAAATATGAAACATAGAAATATGAACTTAATAGAAGAATACTGCAAAGCGAAAGGATTAAAAAAAAGCAGTACACAATCCATCACCTACATGTTGCAACACTACGAACAATTCCAAGAAGCAACACTTGAAGAATTAATCGCCGAAGCAGAACAAGAAGAAGACGCAGGGATACGATGGAAACATCGTAAACTCAAAAAACGATTAATAGACTACACAAACCACCTACAGGAAACAATGATGTACTCCTCCGCAAAAGTCTATTTATTAACTGCAAAAGCATTCTACAAACACTTTGAAATAGAAGTACACCAAACACCACCACTAAACAAAAAAAACAGTAACCTACCTGTACCAATCAGTTTTAAAGACCTCGTAGACAAAGACATCATTAAACAAACACTTGAAATCACAACACCACTACTACAATCCGTGATATTGTTCATGGCCAGTAGCGGGTGCAGCAGAAAAGAAACTTTAAGTCTCAGCATACAAGACTACCTGGACAGTGTAGAAGATTACACACCAGGAATGAATTTTTATGAAAAATTAAAATTCCTTGTTGAAAACAATGATGTAATACCAACATTTCGTTTGAAAAGACAAAAAACAAACAAATACTATTACACATTCTGCAGCCCCGAAGCATCACAAAAAATAGCATACTACCTAATAATCCGATGCCATAACGGATATGATGTCAATGAAAGATTATTCGATATAGGATTACCTCATCTTAGTACCAAATTTGCCCGTATCAATGACCATTTAGGTTTGGGGAAGAAAGGAACTTTCAACAGGTTCAGACCACATATGCTCCGAAAGTTTCATGCATCAGCGTTACTAAATGATGGTATGAGTATGGATGATGTTAATAGTCTCCAGGGCAAGTCCAAGAACAAGACTGATGAAGCTTATTTTTTTGATGATCCGGATAAGTTGAAGATGAAATATCTTAGTCATGTGAATGCTGTTACCATTAACTCTGAAGTGAATAATATTGATTTGAAGAGTAAGGAGTTTATAGAGTTGGAGCATAAGTTAAAGAAAAAAGAGGTTGAAGTTGAGGATATGGAATATAGGTTATCAAAGATAGAAAAATTATTCTCTGATGTAGATGAGATGACTGATGAAGAACTATTGAATATATTTTCAAGGAGGAAAAAAATATGACTGAAGAAAACATACATACAAAATGTGAAAATTATGTAGAATCAAAGGATTATTGTTTGAAATTCTTTGAAGAAAATGTAAGTGAAAAGTATAAGGTTTGTAAAGAATATAGTGAGTTTAGCGACAAAGAATTAAGCCGGAAGTGGAGCAATTAAAATGAATGAAACATATTTCATAGAAAGGATGTTGCAGAAAAGATATAAAAGGGTTGAAAAATATCTGGAAAACATATTGAATAGCCCATCAACAATTAACAAGGTACTAAAATATTATCAAGTAGGTTTTTCAACAGACCATACTAAAATGTATCTTATGTTCCAGGATAAAATAATCCATACATACGGAATATCCAAAGATGATTACTACCGTGAATTACGCATAGAAACCTGGGTTGAATGTGGTATGACTATTCTTCAACCAACACCAATAATCCCTGAAGTGTTACATAAGTAACACTTTTTTATCTATTTATAATCGCTAACTTTATTTAATATCTGTAAATACACTTCTTCAATTACTGGTTCGCAACCTGAAGATGGAGAAGAGATGGTGTACTCTTCAGTTTTGTTTTTAATCTTAATAAACTTCTTACCTTTTTTTATATCTTGAATATCCTTATAAAAGATAATACTTTCAGTATTCACTAATGCTAATGTTAATCTAATGTAGTTATCTTCTAATTGGAAGTTCCCTACTTTTTTGTTAATAAACCATTTCGGTTCTTTTGTTTTTTTGTTCCTGCTGAATAATCCCATAAGAATTACCTCATGAATAAATGTGTTTAACTCTGGCAGTATATATTTTTCGATGACATTATTTTTTCTATTAATCAATTTTCCATATAATTTCTTGATAGAATTTTCTATTAAGTATTTATACTCACAAATAACAAACATCATAAGTAGGAAATTATAACCATGGTGGTTTTATCTATGAGCTTTGAAGATGAAATTAAAGAATTTGTAAAAACCGTACCAGGAAAACTTGAACATATTGATAGTGAAGAAACAACAAAAATCGCATTAATAACACCATTCCTACGCTTAATGGGTTACGATACCACAAACCCTGCCGAAGTCAAAGCAGAGTATACCGCAGATGTTGGAACAAAACAAGGCGAAAAAGTAGACTTTGCAATTCTTGAAGATGGCGAACCAATCATTTTCATAGAATGTAAATCTGCTGCAAATGATTTGAACACAGACAACATTAGCCAGTTATACCGTTACTTCAGCATAACTGACATTCAAATTGGATTGCTCACAAATGGTGTAAAATATAAATTCTTCACAACTGGAGCGGATAACAACAGAATGGATGAAAAACCATTCCTGGACATAGACCTATTAAAGTTAACTAAAAAAGATATTAAAGAATTGGAGAAATTCAAAAAAGTTAACTTTGATATTGATGAAGTGGTATCCAGAGCAGATAATCTGAAATATCGTAACTTGATCAAGAAAACATTACTCCAGGAATTTGAAAATCCTAGTGATGAATTTATTAAAGCAATTGGAAAACAGGTTTATGATGGAATATTAACTCAAAATGTTAAAGAAAGATTCGGAACAATAATATCTGTTGCAGTTACTGAAATCATTAATGAAAGAATCAATAAGACATTAAACGATGCTGTAGCTAATAATGAAACTCAACAGGAAGACAACAATAATGTTGAAGACGCTGAAGAATATCTTGATGAAGAAGGAGTTATCACTACAGATACTGAAAAAGAAGGATACTTCATTGTGAAATCAATAGCATCTGAAGTAATTGACTCCAACCGTGTAGCCATCAGAGACAGGAAACATTACTGCAATATTCTATTCGATAATAATCAGCGTTATCCTATAGTCAGATTTTACTTCAATAATGAAGATCATCTACGTGTTGAATTCTATGATGAAATCACTCTTACCAGTAATGGGGGTAAGAAAGGTGAGAAAGTAGATATTAATGAGGTTTCTGATTTGTATAATTATAAGGAAAGGATTCTTAAGGTTGTTAATCAGTATTTAGCAATGTAGAATTCTTTTTACTTTTTTCTTTTTTTCACTATTTTTTTATGGATTTTTTGGGTTATTTTTTTTGTACAGTTTCTTATTTTTTTCTTGTTTTTTTGGATGTTTGCCCCATATGTTTTTCCAATTTTCACTATACAATTCCCTATAGAATACTTCTTAATACTGAATATTTTTTAAAATAAGTTAATAAAAAGGTTTATATATTCAACTAACTAAACTATAATTAACCATCAAAAGAATCAACTCCACTAAAATAAGATCACCATGATAAAATTTTGATAGTGTAAAAAAATCTATTGTAAAACAAAGTTTTATAAAAGTAAAAAAACAGATTAATAACTGTAACAATAACCATGTAGGGTCGTAGGAGTGGCAGCTCCTCGCCTACATGCGGGTTACTAAAAAACAGAACACCTGGAAGGATGAAATGATTTCCGTAACCAATAAATATATTTGGTTAAAATGCTATTTAAACTTTAATAAAATAGTCGCAGACGGAATGCGAAGTTTTAAAAGAGTTAGCGATAGCTTTAGTATTCTAATAAGCATTTTTCAAAAAAAATTAAATGAAAATGTTTACTCTTTTTTAATGTTAATGATGATATCATTATCTTCTGCATTAACTATCCAGGATAATTTATCTTCATTAGTCAACTCTAAAATCCCTACAATTTCTGATGGAATTGTTGTTCGTAATGATTTGGAACGTGGATTTTGTTGTATGACATTTGATTTAACTTCAAACAATTTCATACCTCCATTTTTGTTGTTCTTTATTAATATATTTGATAACATATTATATATATTTTATCCACATATAAGAAAAGTATAGATAAAAAATAGACAACATTTATATATTAAGAAGCTCAAAATAATTATCAAGAAAGAAACTTTCAGAATGGCAGTTCTGAAACACTTTCTAAAAATAAAATCCTGGAAGGATGGAAATGAGAGAAATATTTGATTTAAAAATTGAAGGAAACTCCATTTTCTTAAATGGAGAAGAAATATCCCAAGAAGAAGCAAAACGCTACTTCAAAATGGGATTGAAGTATGAAGGCCTAAAAGAGCAAATGCAAAAAATGGGGGTAGCATTATGAGTTACCACCCAGGACACCAAATAGTCAACACTAACCTATCAGGTTACCCAGCTTATTTTGATGAATTACCTGGTGAACCGGTATCATGTTACAACTGTGACAATGATTGCCCAGGAGTCATACTCGAAGTATTCAAAGAAAACAGCTTTGAACATGAAACCCATGTACAATACTTAATCAGCAGCATACTTGTTGATCAAAAACACTACTACATGGCAAACACTACAACCCACCTCGGCATGAAATGTTTAAAAATGTACTATGTAGAAGGAGAAAAATTCGCCAGAAACATGGCAAAATTCGGCTACAAAGTAATACTCATCAGAGATTCATTTAAGAGATACTCAGCATTTGTATTCATCAACGATGAAAATGATGACCGTGTAGACCCTGAAGAATTAATTCACATATTCAGAGCATTGGAGGTGATAAAATGAGTTCACCTGCAAGACTCGCTAAAAAGAAAACTACAAGTGAAAAAATGGAAGACTATGTGCTATCACATGCACATATCATCTTACCATTAGCAATAATCATCTTATTATTGCTCATCGGTGCAGTAATCGGAGTAGTAATAAGCGGAGGAAACATCACCGTTGTAGAAAGTGGGAATTACTACAACCACTTCAAGGATGTGATTTAAAATGGTTCTTCAGTTCAAAAAACGTGGAAACAATGACCTTAAAAAAGTCATGGTCTACGGTAAAGATGGCAGTGGAAAAAGTACCTTTGCAGAAACATACTGCAATGAAAACAATCTCCACCCTGTGGTAATTGATATCGATGATACCAATTACACCAACTTACCAATCCTTGATTTAAACTTGAAAAATGACCTTGCAACTTTCAAAAGCATTAATACTGCTGTAAGTGAAATCAGTAAAACTTCAGAGTTCGACACAATCATAGTCGATGGAGTCACATCACTCCTGGAGTTATTGGTTTCCAATGCAAAAGGACTGGCAAAGTACAGTGACAGAGCTGTAAGATTCCAAAAAATATTACAAGGTTTACTCTCTTCAGGCAAACACTTGATTTTCATTGGTCAAGCTGATATGGAAGTCATCTATAATGAAGAGGTACAATCCAGTAAAATGGTCATCAAAGTCAACAGTATTGTAAATGAGAAATATCTCTGTGAAAAAAATGAGAAAGGAGAATACACTCATAAAGTTGTTAAGTTCAGAACCTACACTGGTTCTGACAATACAACCATCGGTGGAGTAAAACCTGAACCTGTGGATGATGATCCAATCCGCAACATATGCATCGCCATTAAAAATTACCTTGAAGAACAAGGAAAACTTGTCACCAAATCCACAATGAAAAGTGTAGCAATCAAAAGAATCAAAGCAGGAATAATTGATGAATCAATGAGACCTGCATTAATCAAATACATTCAGGATAAATGTCCTGAAGATTTAAAAGGAGGAGAATAAATTGACAGTATACATTTTAAATGGTTTCAGTTTTTTAATGAGTCAAATTGATGCAGGACATATAGATTACAAATTCATAGACAGCAAAGAGGCCCGTTTAATGGGCCTTGACGCTGTAAGCAAAGTAGGTCAAAAAAATTTGGCCCGTGTTTTAAGCAATGAATTTGGTTTCCCTGTAGAATACACTCCAGGAAACATTGAGTTACAAACTGGTGATGAGTTCCTGGTAGCATACTTAACCGGTAAGAAATTACCTGAAAATGCCACCACTTTACCAAGGAATGTGGTAATTGAATATGTGCATGCTAAAATCGAAGAGGTGACAGCATGAGCAAATCAAAAACCATTATGGCAGGTAAACTCTGCAATGTTCAACAAAGATTAATGGCAAAAGAGATTGAATCCAGTAAAGTAGAATATCTTGTACCTTTAATTTTCAAAGAATGTGTGCAGGAAAATATGACTTTCTGGTTCAGTTTCTTAGAGGATTGTGCTATCTTAAATCTCAGGGACATTGCTCATGAAAACTATGAATTGAACATTCGTTATCATTATACATCTGCACCTATTTCTGCAGAAAAAATTGATGCAATAAAAATCGAATTATTGATGAATGTTTTCCTAATCACTAAAGAAGCTAGTGTGATGGACATTTATAAAGAAGATGACCCTGCTCCAGAAACTCCAAAGGAACAAGCTATTCCTGAAAGCAAGTTAGTTCCACCTACAAGTGTACGTACTGTTATCAACTTGCTTGAAAAAAACAACATTCCGGTAACAAAGAAGAACATTGAAGCGGAATTACATTTGGATAAAATGAGTTCTGAGAAAAGGCGTAGGTGCATTGCATATCTACGTTCAATGGAGGAATAACAAAATGGGAGCAGTTATTTTAACTTTTGCACAATTTACTGTGCATGGTAAAACAGATGACTACTTCATTAATTACGATGAAGAGGTGGGATGGTACTGTGGCTGTCCTGACCACCACTTCCGTAAACGTGAATGTAAACATATTAAGGAAGCTAAAAGGGCTGTGAGAAGTTTACTACGTGAACAACCACAGAACCCTAATCAATCAAAGTTGGTGGAAGAATGAACAGGAACCCTACTCTTATTTCTAAATTTGAGGAATTTTTCTCAAGTGAATATAAAGAGGAATTATTTTCAATTTTAGAAAGATATCCTTATGAAAGAACATTGAATATTGATTATGAAAAATTAGAAATATTTGACCCTTCATTAGCAGATTTGCTAATTGACAAACCTTTTGAAGTTATCAACGCAGCACAAAAGGCAATCAAAAATATAGATCCTCTTGTTAAAGATGCGAATATTGCTCTTCAGTTGAATAATGTTACTAATGTGATTCCATTTAGGGGATTAACTAATGAACATATAGGAACATTCCTTGTAATTGAAGAATGTTCCATATGCGGAATTAAAAAACCTTCACCAGAATTAGATGTTGCTGTATTTGAATGTGGGGGCTGTCTTAGATTACATGAAGTCGAGCAGATTTCACGTGATACTATTAGAGAACCAACGTTATGTAGTGAATGTGGAGGAAGGTCTTTTAGATTACTTCAAGAAGAATCTAAATTCACTGATTATCAGGTAATTCAAGTTACTGATGAGAATACCTCTAGAACTTTGCCAGTACTCTTGGATGGGGACAATTGTTCTTATGATGAGTATATGATGCATAATAAATTACAGATTACTGGAGTTCTTAGAACTTTCAGGAATACATCTACTGAACTTTTTGAGTATTATTTTAAAGCCAATAATATAGTTAAATTGCCTGATTCATTGCCCTTTGAAGAAGATTCTATGGAGGATACTCGTAACTCTCCTGAGTATAGGGAATGGGTTAAATCAGTAATAGATAGGGATAAAGTTTGCCAATGCTGCGGTGGAGAAAAACATTTGGAAGCTCACCATATTTTTGGCTACAAAAACAATCCTGATTACAGAGTAAATCCAGATAATGGAATCGCTTTATGCAAATGGTGTCATGGAAAGTATCATAGTTATTATGGTCTTGCTAATGCGAATCCTCAAAGTTTAATTAGATTCATTAGAAGATTTGGGAAATATTGAGTGTGGTGATAATATTGGGTAGTAAAAAGAATCCTAAAACTGCAAGAGTGGGGGGTAGAGTTCATCCAATGTATAAACAAATGTTGGATGAATCCCCTTATAATACCGCTGACGCTGTTGAATATTTCTGCAGAGAAATTATGAGCCGGGAAAAATTTTTGATTATTCAAAAGGAACATTTGGAGAAAGAAATTGAGAATGATAAGATGGATTTGATTGATAAGGAAATGAGGTTAGAGAAGATTAATTCTGAATTAGAAGAGAATTATATGAATTCAATTACTTCAACTAAAGAGGAATCTATCAATAATGTTTTGGATCAATGGAGAATTTCTAATACTGGGGGTGTTAGGAAAGTTCCTTTGGAAGCATTTTTAGATATTAATGCTCATGTGCTTGTTGTTGAGTCCAAACGTTGTGGTATGGATTTGAATGAGTTTAAGGCGGAGGTATTGAATAAAGTTAATGTTTGACATTACTGTTTGACAAAAAATTTTGTTTAGATGTTGTTTTGTCAAACTGTTTGGTTTGACAGTTTGACATTTTGTCTGGAACAAAATTTATTTTGTTTAACATGTTTGTTTGACATTAATTGAGGATTATTATTATTAATATTATTATTATTAATAATATTTTTTTATTAATATATGATATCATATAACAATGTTATAAAAAAATGAAAAAACAACAGAAATCAAAGAAATGGAGGAACGAAAAATATGAGCACATTAGTTTACACCACTACCGCAAAAAACGATGGAAGAATCGAAAGAAGTTACTACATCGATACAAAATACAGAGCAAACAGAATCGGTTCAAGCAATAGAATTAACAATTGGGATTCTGAAGAAAAAACACTAAAAGAATTTGTTAAAGATGGCCTAACAGCAAAGCAAATTCGTGAGTTTTCACAACCTGTAACTGTTGATGAAAAAATGATTAAACCAATCTCCAGGTATCAAGGTAAAGGAAGTGAACTCAGAATTGAATTATTCCACAATGGAGAATACATTCAATCTATTAGGTTAGGCACATTCTCTGATAAATACATTGGTTTTTATAATGCTCATGAACTTGCTAACGGAATTTTAACAAATAATTTAAGAGAAATTCAAGTTGCTTCAGGAAGAACTGTAAAAATTAAAGAAGAATTCTATAGTGCTATCCCTGAAATAGATTTATTAAATAAGGAGCTTTCTTTGCAAGAGGAATTACTTGAAAAGGATACTGAATTATTGGACATGCAAGTTGAAATTGCAGCATTGAAAAGGGAAAATGAAGAATTAAAAGTTCAGCATAGTGATGATCAACTGCTTTTAGATATGTATCGTTATGATTACAGAATGGAAGAAGTTGTTAAATGTCCTGACTGTGGTGCTGAAAGACGTAGGTTATGGTCCAATAAAACAGAAAGTTACTTCTTAGGATGTTCATCAGGAGAACAACATCTTCCAAGAGTCTATGATAGACTTGCGAAATTATGTTTTAAAGAAGGATTGATACGGGATATCTGGGTTGAAAATAGTGAAGACCCTGAATATTATTACTCCCATGAATACGTGAAAGGGAAGGGAGTGTAAAATGAGTGAACTTGAAACTTTTTTAAACCAGAGGATCATTGATTGTGAGGAGACTTTTGCCAATGCAGGAACAAATCCAGATATGATTTTTTTAGATGGAATGTTAAAGCATGGTGGTGAAACAAACGCATTACTTATGGTCATTGGTAGAAGACAAGCTTACACTGAAATATTGGAACAATTAAGAAAAAGGAGGAGTATGAATGGTGACTGAATTTGATTTAGATAATGGAGTATGGAAAAGAGCTTTTGAAGGTTTTGATAAGAACGGGGATTCCTGGATGGAATGGCGTGTTGTTTTAATTACAGATGTTCCTGTTAAGGAATTGTTAGTTGCTTGGGAAGACCTTGTCGCAGAATTAGCTAATAAAGAAGTTGAGTTAAGCAATAAGAAAGAAGAGTACAATCAGAAAGAGTTTGAAATTGTTTACGTGAGGGAAATTGATTTCAAAGGGATGTATGGTAGTACAGCTGAAAAAGTTAGGAAACAACATGCTGCGAAGGAGTTAAGGTCCTTGGATGATGAGATTAAATCTCTGGAGTTAAGTGTGGCATGGATTAAACACTACATTCCTTTGATTAAAGAAGTGATTATGTATAAACGAAATAATATGCCTCCACTATCTGTTCCTGCACCAGTTATATTGGCAGGGGATTCTGTTGACCCTAAAACAATTAAAAAGAGGGTTGAAAAAGCAGTTAAGGAGTGTAAATGGTGAATGTTCATGAAGATTGTGAGTATTATGTGGCACAAAACGATATGTGCCTTTTATACTTCACATTCGGATTTCATAATGTCAGTCAATACCAGGAGTGCTTAGAAAAAACATGCTATCCTGAGGAGGAAGATGAATGAGTTCAACATTGAAGAAGTATATCCATAAATCAAATAATAGATGGATAGTACAAAAACACGTCGACGGAAAACTCA